AAGACCTCTCAAACAACACGTTCCAATTCAAAATGATTTACGAAGAAGAACCTTATTTCCTGGAACCAATTATCAGGCCGTTCAAGCAATTGTATAGCCTGTTGGTATTGGTGTGCCAATGTACGACCCTGTTGTGTTTCGAAGTCTTGAAAGCCATCACTAGCCCCTACGCCTTTTCAGGATTGGTGCTCGTGGTGCACATTGCTATCCTCCTAGAACTCCAGTTCAAGAAGAGCAGCGTCATTCAAAGCACGTTCCTGTTGGAACGTGTTGTGAAGGACTTGGTTGTGTATGCTTTCCCTCCGGAACAGCACACCAACCCTGAGTCGCTGCGCATCGAAAACACAGAGATAGGCGCTCTTACACAGAAAGTAGCAGTAGTCTTCCAGCTCGTTGGTTTTTACCTTGTGTTGGTTGTTTACACCACGTTGTGGGTTGCTATCTGTTCGTATGTGGGCCGTTGGAGGATTGCACGTTCAAGCGTCGTAGTGAACCTCGCCACCCGAGAAGTGGCAGCCACTATCGCGAAGGATGAACACGGGTACTTCGTTCTGTCCCCAGGTACAGAACAAGACCCCCGTCCGTGGAAAATCCGGCTCGATCAGCGTGGTGTGTCAAACATCGCTACTGAGCGAGTTCTACTCCCGATGCAAACAGCCCCCATGAAGGTGGGGGCTGGCCTAGTCAAAGAGATGGCGATCCCGAATTCCTACGTTGAGGTGGTAGCAGACTTTCCCAAGTCATGCGCCATCTTGCACAACGGTGACCAGGGATCTGCCAACCTGAGAAATTGCGTATCCGGCACAGCTTTCAAAATGAAGATTGGAAACACCCATCTTCTCTTCACAGCTGCCCATGTATTCAAACAGCTACACGAAACCAAGGACGAACAAGGGAAACCTCGACCGGTTTACCTTCGCGTTTGGCGTGATAGAGAAAAGTGCGTTAAAGACTTTCGTCTCCCTCGAGACATTGTTTTCCACCACTACTCTCCGCCGCACCACGCTGATCTGATTAGTATGGCTTTGCACCCTGACCTCTGGAGTGCACTCGGGTTGAAGTCCTCAGTACCTGGCAGAACGCCTAGGGCAGGCGCACCTATCGAGGTGTATGCCCCTGACACGATGAGCCACTGGACGAAAGCTTCTGGCCGAATTGAGAAAGTCTCACCGGGTTTTCAGTTGGAACACACTGCATCAACTGCCAGTGGAACCAGCGGCTCTCCTATTTTCAACAATGGGAGGGTCGTTGGCATTCACACAGGCGCCCACCTTCACAGGGTGGTGAACAGTGCAACCGCAACCACAACCCTGTTGACTGACTTCAGACGTGAGTCTTCAACTGAAGATGAAGGCGTTGATCCTTATGCTCTTCAGGAGTTTGAGGAGCGAGTCAATTCAGCTCGGCAAGACATGCTTACCATGCTCGAAACCAAGAAAGAACGCAGATACTACGTCTCCCAAGAGAAAAGTGTCATGTTCGACAAGTCCCGAAGCGGAGCCCCTGTCATTGCGGGCAAGAGCTGGGCTGACATGGACACGAGCGACGATGAAGACTTCTTCAACCAAGACGACCAGGATTACCTGGACGGCTTTGATGAAGAAGCTAAACATTCTGAGTCCAGCGTGCCGGGCAATATACCAATCAAGTCACTTAAAACAACGCCGGATTTTCCCAAATCCCTCGTTGGGTCGAGGGTGACAGTAATCAAAGGGGAAGAAGTTCCCCCCACGACCTCCCAGACAACTGGCGAGAAGCCGAGTACAAACTTGCAGTCCCCGGACATGCAAGCCCTGCATGGCATGCTCGCGCAAATCAAGGAGGCTTCCGATTCTTTGCAGCTGTATCTACAGCTTCAAGTTCCGGGAGCATCGTCGCTCGCGGAACAACTACAGGCGTGCCAAGCCACACTCCAAGCTCAAGAAGCGAAAATTTCGCAACAAAAGCAGAAAAGGAGAGAAAACAAGGCGAAGAAGAAAGCGTCGAAGGCCTCAAAAACTGGCACAAACCCCGGCTCGACACAAGAGCAGCGTGGGATAGCCTCACAAGCCAAGCCTCCCGCAGAACCCAAGGTGCCATCCCCTCTCAACTAGAGCAGGATGAACTCCTTCGGAAGACTCTTCTTCTATACCCGCGGTCCAAGCCCCCTTTTGGTTTTCCAGGAGAGGGACTAGACTATGACACGATTACAACCCGCATAGAATTCATATTAGACTATAACATAAAGCTTTCATCGAAGCCCGGTGTTCCGTACGCGAACATGGGTGACGACAACAAAGCATTCATAAACAGGAATAGACAGCTTATTATAGACTTGACTATTCAGAGGTTAGACCTTTTGAACAAGGGAAACCTCGAATACATGAGTCCAGAACAGCTCGTCTGGGAGTCATATTGTGACCCCACCCGTGTGTTTGTCAAAGATGAACCCCACTCTACCAAGAAAGTCCAACAAAAGCGTTGGCGCCTGATCTTCGGCGTCTCCCTTATAGACCAACTCGTGGAGAGGCTTCTCTGCGGCTCTCAAAACAAAACAGAAATTGCAAACTGGTGGACTATACCGTCCATGTCGGGTCTGAGTTTAACAGATGATGATAGCTTGGCGAATATATATTCGCGTGCTATGAACTTCACTCAGAAGTACGGCACGACGCTCGCGGAAGCGGACGTCATCGGTTTTGACTGGTCAGTTCAGCCATGGGAAATCCGCCTTGATGCCGAGGCTAGGATTCTCCTAGGCGGGATGAGCGGCTCTGCAGCACGTATCCTTCGAAATAGAGCGTTTTGCTTTATTCACTCGATGTTGACGATGCCGTGTGGCACGCTCGTAACCCCTACATGGCCGGGCATCCAGCTTTCTGGTTCTTACAACACAAGCTCAACCAATTCGAGAATTCGGGTTTGGATAGCTTCTCTGGCAGGCTCTCGATGGGCATTTGCCATGGGTGACGACTGTGTTGAAGAACATGTTGAAGGAGCTCACGAGAAGTATGCAAAACTGGGGCACAAGCTCAAAATGTACCAAGAGAGAACTGACTCATTCGAATTCTGTTCGCACATGTTCACAAAACAGGGTGCTTACCCGGTTGACGGAACGAAGTCACTGTACAAATTAATCGAGCAGAAAACCATGACTCGAGAGCTCATGCACCAGTTCGCCTACGATCTCAAGAATTCACCGTGGTTGGATAAATTCATTTCATGCGCGGAGCGCGTAAAAGCACTTCGCGAGGAGGGTGGGCGGGCAAAACTAGACTAATAACTCGGTCTACTTACAATGCCCCCCAAGAAATCCAAAACCCCAACCATCGTGATTAACATGCCTAAGGCCTCTGTTCAACCAAAGAAGGCTGCGAAACCTAAAAGGCAACGCAACCGGAAACGGAAGAATGGAGCTTCGAACGGCCTCGCCATGATGATCAAGGAGCCTTGCACGGCTCCTTTGGTCCATGGCCTTTACGGCGACATCGGAGGTTTCCCTACGAAGTACAAGAGAACGCGTTCGTTTCCGTCCCTTGGTGCTGGCTATGCTGTCTGGTTTCCCCAGATGGGACAAGCCTCCACTAATCCGGGACTAAACGCGAACGGTTCCTCCTGTTTCCTGTGGGGAGACGCTAACCCAGCAGCGAATCCTACTAACACCATCGCCAATCCGTATGGGAATGCTGCCTCTGTGACCTCTGCCCAAACCATTCCAGTTGCTGGTGACCAGTTCACCCAGTCTTCTGTGTGTGCAACTCAACGCACGCTGACGGCGTGCATGAAGCTGCGCTACACAGGAAGGATGGATGCGACAGAGGGAGAGGTAGCAGTCCTTTCAGGACTGACAGTTTCCCAACTGCTTGGCATCTCTGCTGGTGGTGGTGCAGACGTGCCTATTGACGTCGATGAGATCTTTCAACTCGCACAGCGAGTTGAGAGATTGAGTCTTGACGGACATGAGGCGCGTTGGCGCCCAACCCAATCGTCCCACACTTTCATTCAATCTCCAGTTCAAAACTCAAACGTTGCGACAGGGTCTGCATTTAAGATCGGAACGACTGGTGTGAACACCACCTCACCTACTCCTGAAGCTCACAACCTGTCCCCAGAAGCACTCGTCATTGCCTGGCGGGGAACACAGGTGGGAGCGAATCTAGTCCTTGAACACTATCTTGGACTGGAGTGGATTCCTAACCCTACTGAGGGGTTGACACAGCCTGAAAAGGTTGACATCGGGCCTTCAGACACTTTCTCTTCGGTTCTTCGCGGACTTGACCGAGCATCTCATGCTTGGGACACAGCTCCACCGTCGGTGAAACATGGAGCCGCAACAATGGCTGCAGGCATGGCTCAGGCTGGCATGCGCTATTTTGCTTCCAGAGGGAATGGTTATCCCAGGGTTAACTAACTTGCCCAGTTACAAACGGGTGGACCGTACCAAGTCCTTAAACTAGGACGCTAGTCAGCGAAACTGACGCC